CACCAGCTCACGTACGCCTCGTACAGGGTAGAGGTGCGCACCTCACCCTCCGGGTCGACCACCAGCCGGCCCTCCTCCACCATGTCGGTGAGGAACTGAGCCACGTTGTCCGACTCCAGCCGGTGCTCGGTGACCTGCTGCTGCACCGCGTCCGGCTCGCCCAGGCCCCGCTCCCGGTAGGCGGCCAGTCCCGCGAGCACCCAGTTCAGAATCCCCGAGGCCTCCTCCTCGAAGATCCGCCGGCCGATGTTTGGAATGTCCGTTCCATCCTTCTTCGAGAACTGCACCCCGAAGTGGATGGGCTTGTACCGGGCCCAGATCGCCCCGTCGTCGGAGTTCATCCGGGGCGGGAAGTTCGTGGCGAACCACAGCGTGAACTTCGGCCGCCAACTGATGTTGCGCTGGTACAGCTCCCGGGTGGTCACGTTGTCCCCACCGGTGACCCGCTTGATCAGCTCCTCGTCCAGCTTCGCCATGTCCGAGGTTTCCGAGGTGGTGACGAACCGCTTCTCCCGCAGGTAGTGGAGGTTGTTCGTGGCCTCCGAGCGGGTTTCCCGGAACGTGGTGGCCTCCGCCGTGGCCCCGAAGTCGCCGAACAAGTTCTCCATGATGGACAGGAACTGGCTCTTGCCGGTGCCCGACGGGCCGTGCAGCAGGAACAACGCCCGCTGGTCGTTCTCCCCGGTGAGCGTGTAGCCCAGGGCCCGTTGCACGTAGTCCCGCACCGCCGGGTCCGGCAGCACTTCGGCGAGGAACTTCTCGAACTTGGGGGCCGTGGCCTGCGGGTCGTAGACCGCGTTCAGTTGCTTGGTCAACATTCTCTGGGAGGAGAAGTTGAGCAGCGTCCCCGGCCGGTTCAGGTCCAGGACCCCGTTGCGCGTGGTGATCAGGTTGGACTTCTTGTCGAAGTCCTCCACCCGGGCCGCGATCTGCGCCAAGTCGGAAAGCTGGCCGATGATCCCCTTCGTCTTGCCCCGGGACTGGCTGGCGAGGCCGTGCTTGACCAGCTTGCACCCGCGACAGGTGCAGACCTTGACTTCCTCGTCGTGTTCCGTCCCCGCTTGATTCTTGAGCGCGTTGCCCTGCTCTACGATGAACTTGGTGACGGCCTGCACCGCCCGGTTCACGGCGCTGGTCTGATCAACCTCCCACACCTCACCGTTCCAGTACATCCACTCCTCCAGATGGGGGATGTACCGGAAGCGGTGGCCGTGCATGGCCGCCACCAACTCGGCAGCACCAAGATCAGTGAGGTCAAAGTCGTGAACCTGGGGTGGACGCACGGCCGGCGGCTCCTGCACGGGGGCACCCCCGCCATCGGGAGCCTCGCTCGGCTGGAACGGGCGCGGCGGCGCAGACGGCTCGCGCTGGCTGCCGTAACCCTGCGAGCGCAGGGCCTTGGCCGCCGCCCGGAAGTCCATGCCGTACCCGTTGAGGATGCTCCAGGTGGCGAACTTGGAGTAGGTCCGGTTCGCCTCGAAGCCCTCCATCTCGGTGGAGAACACGTAGAGCAGGTTTGAGCCCCGGTAGTTCGTGGTGCAGGAGTGCCCGTCGCGGCGGTGCTTACCCGGCCGCACCCAGTAGTCCTCCTCGCCGTGGCGGCGGTCGAACTGGTAGCCGTGCGGCTCCAGGATCTCCTCCCACGACATCCGCTCGGCCAGCTCGTCGCCCGGACGGTGCCCATCCTCTGACTGTCGGGGGGCCGGCACCCGGGGCGGCTGCGGCGCGGGCTTCGGGGCCAGCCGCCGCACCGTGTCCTCGGCGGCGACCAGCGCCGTGGCGAGCTGGTCAACGGAGTAGAGCCGGTTCGATGCGTCCGGCAGGATGCGGCACATGGTGGGGGCGTCGGCGATCTTCCGGTTCACCGTGCCGGGGATGCGGGTCACCCGGGACAGGTCACCGAGGCCGCCGTAGGAGTAGCCGATCCGTTCCGCCGTGGCGGTGAGAACGTCCTGCCAGCGGGTGGAGAAGTCCTGAGTGGACTCCCGCACCTGCTCATCGGTCACGTCGACCGGGTTGTCCAGCAGCCACCAGGCGTACAGGCCGCCCCCGGAGTGCATCCAGTAGGTGGGTTCGGGCAGCCCCGACTCGGTGACGATCCGCCGCGCCTCCTCCTCGTTGGGCGGCAGCGGCTTGGTCGTCTTGTGCCCGGGGCCGGCGATGTCCAGGTCGGCCCACAGGCCGGGCAGGGTGTGGGAGTCCTCGATGCTTCCCCGGCTCCCGGGGGTGAGCTTGGGGTTCTTGATCGTGGTCAGGCGCAGGTAGATACCCTTCGCGCCCTGGCCGTCGAGCTGCGCGACGTAGGCCCGCATCGCCTGGGACTCGGTGGGGGCGAACACCTGGCCGGTCCAGTTGAGGGTGGAGCAGATGTGCACGTAGCCCTCGGAGGCCCCGTGCAGGAGAGTGATCCAGGCTTCGACCTCGTCAAGGTCAAGTTGGCTGGTCCGCGAGGGTTCGGTTACCATCCGGCATGGACCCCTTTCTCTTTTGTTGAGTGGGAGATGGCGAGTCCGAAGGTCAGAGCAAGCCGCACGCTTCTCTGACCAGGGAGCCCCGGGATCGGCGTGAGATCCCGGGGCTCCTTTCGTTCCCCGCCGGCCCCAACACCACGTTCCTGCGGTGTTTGATGATCCTAGGTCAGGGGAAGGCGGGGAACCTAACGTCCGTCCGGATTAATACGGGGGGTTCTGCTCCGGCTGGTTGGCGAACGGTGCCGGCTTGTCGGCCATGGCCTTGAGCCGGTCCAACATGCTCTGCTGGTTGGCGCTGTGCGGCGCGGCAGGGGGACCCGACACCAGCGGAGCCGGCGGGGCCGGGGGTGCCGGCGGCGCGGACACCGAGTAGCCCGACGGCGGAGCCGGCGGGGCCGGTGGGGCGGGCGGGCCAGCGGGACGCGGGGGAACCGGACCCGCCCACGCCGGGGCCGGACCCTGCTCGTGGTGCGCGGTCGACGGGGCACCACCCCACACCTCCCGGGGGCGCTCCTCGATCGGGGCCATGAAGTCGGGGTTCTCGGCGATGTACGCCTCCGCCGCCGACTCGGTGTCCGGGTCACCGACCAGGGAGACGAACTTCCACGCCAGGTAGCCCTTGGCGTTCTTCTCCTTCGTCGGGTAGCCGATGAACGGCACCCCGATGCTGTTCTTGAACGCCTTGATGATCGGCCCGGAGAACCAGAGGGCCCCCCGCTTCAACTCCCCGGTGTCCAGCAGCACGACGTTCACCTTGATCGCGTCGCTGCGGGTGTCCCGCACCGGCATGTCCGGGATGTACTCGATGGGCCGCACGAGCATCCGCCGGTTCCATCCCTCCTCCAGGCTGAACCGGTCGTTCTCTTCCCGCTGCGGCTGGTCCGGGTTGCCCCACATGTCACTTTCCTCCCTGGTTCTGCTGGTTCGCCTGGTTCGTCTGGTTCGTTCGGTGCTGGCAGGGGCACTGGCCGGGGCCGGCGCAGGTGCGATGCTCGCCGGCCCGGCAGGGAAGGCAGATCATCCCTCGGTTCCCGTCGGCGGCTCGGTGTTTGCGGCCAGCCAGTCCCGGTACTGGGTGATCGACGGGCAGGGCCACTCCTCCTGGTCCTGCATACACACCAGCTTCACATCGACCGGCTGGCCCGGGTACCGCGTCACCAGCTCGCCGGGAACGTGGGTGCGCGTCACCAGCTCCAACACCAGCGTGTCGGTGAAGTCGTAGGTGGGAATCGGCATTACTCCTCCTTCGGGGTGAGGCCCAGCCTCTCGGCGAGCGTGGGCCACTGGTGCCAACCCCGGGTGTATACCAGGTGCTTGTCCCAGGTACGGATCTGTGCGACGAGGTACCGGGCCAGGATGTAGTCCGGGGTGTTGGTGAGGTTGTCGATGTTATGGGCGTTCAGCAGGTTTGTGAGGGCACCGATGAACTGCGCCATGTCCGGGTCGTCGTGAAGGAAGCGCGCCATGTCACTTTCCTGGGCAGCCGGTCGCATCGGCGGGGTGACCCTCGCGGAATGCGGGCCGGAAGTACGGGCAGAACGTGCACATGTCCGGGGTTGCCGGAATGTCATTGAAGCGTTCAGGGTGGTTATTGACGTCCAATAGGTCCACGACTCCCTGAATCCGGTACATCCGGTCCAAGGCCGCCTGGGCGCGCTCGGGACGGTAGTCGTCCACCCAAACTTCCATATCCTCCAACCAGCCAGAGCGCGGAATGCCGATCAGGCAGACCTTGCGCACCTCTCGGCCGGTCCGTTGGACCCCCTTGGCGTACAGGTTCACTTGATCTTTCTGGTGTTCCGGGGGGCCCGACTTTTGCCACTGCTTCATCTTCGTGGGGCCCAGTGACTTCCAGTCGCACACCATGTGCTCCCAGTGGTCGAACAGGTCCATGTGGCCCCGGACGAGTTTGTCCGGGTGCACCACCACCTCCGTGGACCAGCGCACCCCGCCGGCAAACTCTTGGAACTTGTTGATCGCGTTCTCTAGCCAGTTGTGGATCGCGGTGCCCACGATCGCCGGCCACGGGTCGACCATGGTGTTCACGGGGGGCACCCCGGCCAGCCGGTAGGCGATGAACCGCTCACACGCCTGTCCCATCTCCGAGGGGCCGATCTCCTGCTGCTGGCTGCGCAGGGAGTTGGCGTCGGCCCACCGGATGACTTCGATCAGGTCGTTGCGGATCTGCTCGGCGAACGGGTCACGGCCGCCGGGGTTGCCGAAGACAACAGCCACCGGGTCCTCCTTCGGCTCGCATCCGATGTGGTACTCCGACCCCTGGTCGAGCAGGAGCCGATCGAGAACGCCCCCGCACTTGCGGCACAGGGCTCCGGCCATCTAGGACAGTCCGCCTTGGATGTTGCTCGCGGCGAACTCCAGCACGGTCAGCAGATCCCGGCCGTCCCGGATGTCGCCGCCGCACTCCACACCGATCCGCAGGCCCCCGTCCTCGGTCTTACCGACGACGAGAAACACGTACGTCTGCCCGTCGGCCAGCTCCTGGAGGGTAGCGATGCGCTGGTCACCCTCCTCGGCCTCCGTCCACTGGTACTCGGTCACGGGGCCTCCTCGTCACCTTCCAGGCGGGGGATGTAGCTGCGGTAGACGAACCGGCCCAGGACCCCCAGATCCTCGCACTGTAGGGCTCCGGTACGACACCGCTCCAGCACCTCTTCGGCACTCATGGCGAGGTACTGGCTGGCCGTGGACAGGGGCACCAGATCCTCGAACTTGAGGCCTTCCTGCTCGACCTCTTCGATCACTCGCCGGGCGGCCCAGACCCACTCGCCCACCCGGGCGGCGGACTGGGAGTTCATGCCCTGGACGGCATCCTCCCAGCGCTTGAGCGCGTCCGGCGTGACCTCCATCAAGTGGGCCTGGGCGTTTCGGGAGAGGCCCACCTTCTCCCGAAGTTCGCGCAGACCCCCTCCTAGAACACTGGAAATGCCGAGCTTTATCAGCTCAGCCCGTGTGGGGTTTGCCATGCAAGGAGCCTACACGATCATTCCCCTGGACAGGGAGGGATCTCTGAACACTTTGCACCTTCTATGCTCATCGTATGGGTCTGTCCCTTGCCGAACGATTTGCCCGCCTCCCGGTTGAGGAGCGCATCGCCTGGATCGCGCAGCAACCGAACGACGTGCTGGTCCAGATCGCCCGAGGTGAGTGGTGGTGGACCTCGCGCCCCGAGCAGATCCCGCCACCCGGTGACTGGTTCATCCACCTCGCCCTGGCCGGTCGCGGCTGGGGCAAGTCCCGAGCCGGCTCGGAGTGGCTGATTCAGCGCACCCAGGACCACCCGGTGGACCGGCACGGCACCCCCACCGAGTGGCTGGTCATCGCCGAGACGCTGGCCGACGCCCGGACGATCTGCGTGGAGGGCCCGGCCGGTCTGCTGCGTGTGCTGGAACGCCGGGAGATCAAGTACAAGTACATCAAGCACCCGAAGCCGATGATCCTGGTCGGCGACGCGGCCACCAAGATTTACTTCGAGGGCGCGGACGACGCCGACGTGGGTCGCGGCTACAACGCTGCCGGGGCGTGGCTCGATGAAATTTGTAAGTGGAAGTACCTCAAGGCGTCCTGGGAGGAAGGCATCATGCCGTCCCTGCGCGCCGACCTTCTTGACGACCACCCGCGCGTATTCGTCACCACCACCCCGAAGCCGGTGGATCTGATCCGGGAATGGGTGGCCCGCGAGGACGGCTCCGTCTCCCTCGTGCGCGGCAGCACCTTCGACAACGCCGCAAACCTGTCCGCGATGACGCTGGAGGAAATGCGTAAGCGGTACGAAGGAACCACCATCGGCCGCCAGGAGCTGTACGGCGAACTCATCGAGAACATGGATGGGGCGCTATTCAAGTACAGCGACATCGAGGCCGGTCGGGTCACCCAGATGCCGGAACTGGAAGTGTCCCGGGTATGCGCCGTCGACCCTGCCCTGACCGGTGAGGACGACGAGATGGGCATCGTCATCGCCGCCCGTGACCCGAAGAACCACATCTACGTACTGGCGGACGAGTCGACCATGGGTTCGGGGCGGCCGGCGGCCCTGCACGCCTGGCGGGCCTTCGCCAAGTGGGGCTGTGACACGCTGCTGTACGAGTCGAACCTGGGCAAGGTGTGGATGGAACAGGTGCTCAGCGACGCCTACAAGGAGTTGATCAAGAGCGGCTTGTTCCCGGAGCGGTCCACCCCGCCGATGCGTTCCGTCGACTCGAAGCACGGCAAAAAGACCCGTGCCGAGCCGGTTGCCATGCGTTACGAACAGCGCCGCGTCCACCACGTCGGCCGTTTCGAGCTGCTGGAGAACCAGATGGTCGAGTGGGACCCGATGGTCGCCGCCGACTCGCCTGACCGGCTTGACGCATTGGTGCACGCGGTACGTCACCTGATGGCCGGGGAGAGGCGCGAGGTTCGTATTCACACGCCAACGGGCCGGTGGCTGCCAAATGTCCGCAGCACCACCTCACCATTCGGGTGATCAAGGGATTAGGCTACGGACATGCTTGCCCTGTACCTGTTTATCCTGGCCCTAGCCACAGCTCGGGGCACAAAGCTCATCGTGGACGACTACATCACCGAACCATTCCGGAAGTTCGTCATCAGAAAGTTCGGAGAAGAGTCAAAACTGACCTACCTTGTCCATTGCCCGTACTGCACGTCCATTTGGGTTGGCGGACTCGCCGCCGTATTCGCGTGCCTGGTACTAGCTGTTTCCTGGTGGTGGCTTGTACCTCTAACATTGGCATTCAGTCAAGCGGCGGTATTCGCGGCCCTCTTGGACAGGTGACGAATGGCAATCGGACGCCGCGAACGGCGGGCAGAAACGGAATCGCCGCCCACTTCCCTCATTGCCTCCGCCGCCCGGGTCACCCTCAATCGTGCCGATGCGTGGCGTGACTTCAAGCTGCGCGACGAAGAGTGGCAGGCCGAATGTTGGCGCATGTACGACGTGGTGGGCGAACTGCACTTCGCCGCCAACTACATCGGCTCCGCCTGCTCCCGCGTTCGCATCTACGTCGCCGAGGTCGATGAGGTTGGCCGCATCGGCGAAGAGGTGGACAACGACGAAGAGGTACAGGCTCTCGCCGACACCGCATTCGGTGGGCCCGCCGCGAAAGCCGAAGCCCTACGCGCCCTCGGTGTCAACCTCACCGTCCCGGGCGAGGCCTACATCGTTGGGCGAGCCAAGCGGGCCTCCTCCGAAGAGGACCGCTGGTTCGTCACCACCGCCTCCGAGATTCGCCGCCAAGGTGGCCGGCTGATCGTGGACACGGGGAACGGGAAGGAGGAGATCCTTCCCGAGCGGGACATCGTGATCCGCGTGTGGACGCCACACCCGCGCCGGATGAAGATGGCCGACTCGCCCACCCGGGCGGCCCTGCCGGTGCTGCGGGAGATCGAACAGCTCACCAAGTTCGTGTTCTCGCAGATCGACTCCCGGCTAGCCGGGGCGGGCATCCTGCCGATCCCCAACAACGTCGACTTCCCGCACACCGATGAGCAGTCCAGCGGTGCGGAAGGTCTGATGAAGGCCCTGACCGACGCCGCGTCCGCGTCGCTGTCCGGGCACGGCTCCGCCGCCGCGCTAGTGCCGATCCTGGTGGAGATGCCCGTCGAGGCCATCAACGCGATGCCCGACAAGCCGATCCGCTTCGAGTCGGAACTGTCGGACAAGGCGAAGCTGCTGCGCGACGAGGCGTTGCGCCGGCTGTCCCTGGCGCTGGACATGCCGCCCGAGGTGATCACCGGCACCGGGGACACCAACCACTGGTCGGCGTGGCACATCGAAGAGTCGGCGGTGAAGATCCACGTCGAGCCGCTGATGAATCGGATCTGCCACGCGCTCACCGAGGCCTACCTCAAGCCGGCCCTCAAGACGCTGGGCAAGGACCCGAAGAAGTACGCCTTCGCCTTCGACACCGCGCCGCTGACCGTCCGCCCCGACCGGCTCAAGGACACCCTCATGCTCTATGAGCAGGGCGTCGTCAACGCCGATGCGGTGCTGCGGGCCGGCAACTACCACCCACAGCTCGACGCCCCCACCGAGGAGCAGGAGAACGCCCGCTTCCTCAAGGAGCTGATGCTGCGGGACCCGACCCTGATCAACTCCCCCGGCATCCGGGAAGCCGCCGGCCTCGGCGAGATCGACACCACCGTGCCGCTGGCCGAACTGCCACCCGGCCAGGACCCCAACGCACCCGGCCCACCGCCACCGCCGGCACCGGAGCGGGCCATCGACAACGGGCAGACCGCCCCGATGCCGGAACGTCCCGCCGGCACCGGCCCGAACGGTTCCGGGCTGATCGCCGCCGCCCGCGCCCAGGAGTTGGTGGACCCGCCGTCGGCGGTCCTGGTCGCCGCCGACGCGGTGGTGATGACCGCCCTGGACCGGGCCGGTAAGCGCCTGCTGACCCGCGAGCACCGGGCCCAGTGGCAGCATGTGGAGGCGTTCGAGCTGCACACCAAGATCCGGGTGCAGGGGCAGCAGCATGTGGAGAAGTTGCTCGACGGGGCCTGGAACAAGCTCCCCCTCATGTTCGAGGGCCTGAACGTGGACGTGCGGCGGATGCAAACAGTCCTGGAGCGCTACTGCGCGACTCTGCTGGTGCGGTCCACCCCGCACCACCGGTCGTGGCTCGCGGCGGTCCTCAAGGAGCATGGGCTGATCCGATGAGCTACCCGGGCCAGGACGGTGAGGAGCGGCGGCTGACTGCCCTGGTGTGGGCGGCGCTGCGCCGCTGGCTCCAGCGCGTCTTGGACGCGGTGATGGCCGTCTACCGCCGGTTCGGGATCACCCCCGACCCGACCAGCATCTACTCCACGGTGCCGGAATGGGAAGAGGAGGTGGACCGGATCATTCCCGAGCTGGTGCCCTCGGCGCGGCTCGGCTGGGAGGACGTGCTGCCGGACTCCGACTCGTCGCTGGTGTCCACCGACTCCTACGTGCAGGCGTCGCTCGCCATGTCCCGCAACCTGCTGGTCCGCATCCCCGACGAGGGGTACAACCTGATCTTCGCGGAGATCACGGACGGCGTGAACGACGGCGAAGGGGTCCGGGAGATCGCCGCCCGCATCGAGCGGGTCCTGGAAACCACCGGGTCGGAGCGGTGGCGCGGCCGGGCCGAGACGATCGCCGTGACGGAGGTGAACCGGGCCGCGAACGCGGGTGCCTACGCCGCCGGGTTGCAGGCCGAGCGGGACGAGGGTGTCTCGATGGTGAAGCGGTGGCTGGACTCGGACGACTCCCGGGTCCGGCCGGCGCACCGACGCGCCGACGGCCAGGAGGTGCTCCTGTCGCAGCCGTTCATCGTGGACGGCTTCCCGATGATGATGCCCGGCGACCCAAGCGCCCCGCCGCATCTGGTGATCTGGTGCCGCTGCTCCATGCAGATCCGGGAGGCGCGGCGATGAGGGACTGGCTGTGGCACCTACTCAACGACCCGATGCGGGACAACCCCTGGTCGTTGGGGCTGCTCGTGCTGATCCTGGTGGCGTGGTTCTCGGTGGCGCTATACCCGCTGGCTCGTAACTGGTGGAGGCGGCGATGAACGTTCTTGTCGCCTGCGAATACTCCGGGGTGGTGCGGGATGAGTTCCGCAAGCGCGGCCACATGGCGATGTCCTGCGACCTGCGCCCCGACGAGGGCAACTCGGAGTGGCATTTCCGGGGGGATGTGCGGCACGCGCTCCGCAACATCCAATGGGACATGATCATCGCGTTTCCGCCGTGCCAGCACCTGTCCGCCGTCGGGGCCCGCTACTGGGGCGAGAAGATGGCCGACGGGCGACTGCTCGAAGCCGTCGAATTCGTGAAGCTGATCGCCGAATCGGACTGCCCGCGCATCGTCATCGAAAACCCGACCGGAATCCTGTCTCGAATGTGGCGGGAGCCCGACCAGATCATCCACCCGTACATGTTCGGCGAGCCGTGGATGAAGCGGACCTGTTTATGGCTGAAAGGGGTACCGCCCTTGGAGCCGACGAACATGGTGGAACCCCAGGGGCATTGGGTTCAGACGGAAGCCATCGGGGAGGGAAAGGTTCCCGGGCGTCGCGGAGCGAAGATCAGAGCCCGTACATTCACTGGTGTAGCACGCGCTATGGCAAGTCAGTGGGGATGAGAAATGGCTATCGACCAGAGCAACCCGAACACGCGCCGTCTCGTCCGCTACTGGACTCGGGGTGAGGGGGCCGCGAAGATCCGGTGGGGAACCGACGGGTCCTTTGACCGGTGCGTCCGGCACCTGACCGGAAAGGTCCGCGACCCGAAGGGCCTGTGCGCGGAACTGCACAAGTCAGCCACCGGGGAATGGCCGGCTGAGAAGGGCGTCGAGTCGTCCATGGAGACGGAGACGTTCGAGGTGAGCGAGGCTGAGGCGCGGGCCGCTGTGCCGATGCAGCGGGTGATCTCGTGGCGCGGCCCGATCGCCCCGCTCAACCGGCCCACCGGGGATCGGCGGGAGTTCGCCCCCGGGGCGTTGGGTCACCGGGACTTCCCGCTGCCCGCCATGTTCCAGTTCGTCACCGGGGGGCAGGGGCACGCCAACGCGGTCACCGTTGCCACGCTCGACGGGTACGAGGAGCTGGGCACGGAGATCATCGGCTGGGGCCGCTTCCTGGACCCGCGCATCGTCCCCGAGGTTCCCCGCGCCATCTACCTGCTCAAGGAGGGCGTGGCGGGCCCGTCGGTGGACCTGGAGCCGGACCTGACCTACGAGATGGTGGCGACGGACGACAAGCCGCGCTTCCGGGTCACCAAGGGGACCATGGCGGGCCTGACATTCGTGTCGAAGCCCGCGTTCGCCAACCTCAAGATCACCGTCCACGACGAGGAGGTCCAGTCGGTCCTCGCCTCGGCTGGCGTCGATCTGGAGTTCGAGGAGCTGGACCACACCGACCTGTTCGAGGAGCCGGGGCCGGGGCTGGCCGACTTCACCGTCAACTCCTCCTCCTGGTCCAAGATGCCCCTCGGCGACCGGGACCAGCCCTTCGACGCGGACGACGCCATCGCCCGGCTGGTCGAGGCGTCCGGCGGCAACCCGGAGGTGTTCGGCAAGGCGTTCCTGTGGCGGCAGTCCGACGGGGACCCCCGCAACAAGGCGTCGTACCGGCTGCCCATCGCCGACGTGATCAACGGGAAGATGACCCTCGTCCCGCACGCCGTGTACGCGGCAGCCGCGATCCTGTCCGGAGCCCACGGCGGCCTGCCCAACGTGCCGGACAACGAGAAGGAGCAGATCCGCAAGGTCATCACGGAGATTTACGACGTGCTCCGTGAGACGTTCGCCGACCCCCGCGTCATGCCCCCGTGGCAGCGCGGCGGGCGTCGCGGCGCTGAGGGAACGGGAGACGCTGGCATGAGCAAGAATGAGGCGGCCCTGACCGCCGCCGCAGCGGCCGGTTTCCGGCCCCCGGCGGCCTGGTTCCGCAACCCGGACCTCCAGGCCCCGACCGGGCTGCGGGTCACCGACGACGGCCGGGTCTACGGCCACCTGGCCTCCTGGGGCATCTGCCACACCGGCATCGGTAACCAGTGCGTCACCGCGCCGCACTCGGTCACGGACTACCGCTACTTCAAGGTGGGGACGGTGATCACCGACGATGGGCAGGAGCTGGCGGTCGGAAAGATCACCCTCGGGGGTGGTCACGCGGACCCTCAGTACGGCATCCGCCCGGCCCTGGAGCACTACGACGACGCCGGCACCGCCGTGGCCGCCGTCAACATCGGCGAGGACGGGCACGGGATCTGGGTGGCCGGGGCTCTCCTTCCAGGAGTGGATGATCAGCGTATTGCGCAACTCCGTCTCTCGCCCCTGTCCGGGGACTGGCGACGGGTCGATGGCAACCTCGAACTCATCGCCGCCCTCGCCGTCAACACCCCCGGTTTCCCGGTCCTGCGCGCATCCGCCGGGGAGGACATGACCCTGCTGGCCGCTGGCATGGTTCAGGACCGGGCGGAGATCCCCGTCCAGCGGACCGACCCGATGGTGAAGCTGCGCGACATCGACGCCTTCCTGGACGGGCAGTCCAGCCGGGAGCGTCGTGAACGTCTGCGCCGGATTCTGGAGGAGGAGAAGTAACCGTGGCCTGCGGCTGCAACAAGAACAAGACGGTCTACATGCTCACCGTGCCCGGCAAGGAGCCCGTGGAGTTCGATGACCGGCAAAAGGCGCTGACCGAGGCGCGCATCCAGGGCGGCACGATCACCACGAAGGTCGTTCCGAAGTAGCCCGGACGTGAAGAACCCCCAGGCCCCACCCCTGTGGCCTGGGGGTTCTTCGTGCATCCAGGCCCCTACCCCATAGGCGTGGATGCGGCGGAAGGTCTACTTGTCGGTGGCGAGAAGGTTGTCCCGGTAGAGGACGATTCGCCAGGTGTACCGGGCGGCCTCAGACATGACCGTCCAGTCCCACCCGTTGATGCCCGTGAAGCTGATCTGGGTGTTCACGTCCGTGTCCACGGTGTTGATGGTCCGGGAGTCGGGCAGGATCATGAAGGAGACTCCCTCGTCGGTGCTGAGCCAGTCCACCTCGCCCGGGTACTTCGACCCCAGGTCAATCTCCCACACGTGGAAGTTCGGGTGATCGATGTAGTGGATAACGTCGTGGACCTTGATCCGGCCCTGCACAACCTCGGCAAGTTTCATGTCTACTCCTCCCCAGAAGTAGGAACCGGCGCTACAGACCCGAAGTCCACGCGCCGGTGGCTTGGAAGGTGGATCAGGGAGGGCCCCACCCCTCGGGGGGCCCTCCCCTTCTATCCCCCTGGACCGTCCGACTTGGCGTCTGACGTGCCCCTAGCCTAGCAAACCTAGGTACGGGGTGCAATCACCAATTCCGCCTGGACCCGGACCTCATCCGGGCGGTCCGGCTTGACCTGGAACGAGAACGACCCTCCCGTCCGCGAGGCCCGCAGCACCTGGTTGTAGACCACGAGAGCCCGGTTGATGGTGTCGGTCAGGTTGTCACCCGTCTCGTTGGAGGCCTCGATCGCTGCCTCCAACGACTTGTCCGTCAGGAAGAGGGTGACCTGCGTCGGCTGCCCCGAAGTCACGCCTCGAACCGCCGCGAACGCAGCCGCGACAGGGCGATGCCGGCCAGGCCGATCACTACCAGCAGGCCGCCGACCAGGAAGGCGCGGACAACCGGGCTACCGGTCACCGGCAGGGAGTCGGAGTTGTCGACCGGGATCGTCTCGTCCGCGCTCGGGGTCGTGTCCGGCTGCGTCGGAGCCACCGACGGGCTCGGCGAAGCCGAAGCGCTCGGGGTCACGCTCGGGGTCACGCTCGGCGACGGGCTCGGGGACTCATCCACCTCGCACTCCGCACCCTGCTTCTTCGCCACCGGGTAGATCCAGGGCGTCCAGCCATCCGGCTTGAGGTACCCGTCCTTGAGTACCACGTCCACTTCGACCATGCCCTCGACGGCCGGCTTGATGTCGTACTTCTCGATCCCCTCGGCAAGCTGAGCCGGTTCCTCGACCTTGCCGAGTTCGTCGCAGGTCGGCGGGGTGTAGACCGGCGCGGGGATCGTCTCCAGCCGCTTCGTCTCGACGGCCAGGAAGTTGACCTTCTCCTCGCCGATGGTGAGGTCACTGATCTTCACCTCACCCTGCTGGCCGTTGTCGAACACGACGCCTGCGTAGGTGATCGTGCCACTGGTCGGGATGGTGAAGCGGACCACCCCATCGGGGCCGCCGCACTGGTTCGGGTTTCCGTCGAAGGAGTTGTAGACAGTTTCCGCGACCTGCACGAACACCCGGGGAGCGCCGCCGCCGCAGGTGACGCCCGCTCCCAGGTCCGGGGTGAAGGACACCTCAGTGCCGGCCTCCACGGTCATGCCGAGGTTCGCTGCCTCGACGGAGGTCATGCCGCCAGTAAGCCGGACCGTGTTCTCGTTCTCGATCGACGCGGCGTCGTTGACGGGGCTCCAGATCCGGTCGCCGGGATCGGCGGCGGCCGGGAGGCTGTAGCCGAGCGTCAGGGCTCCGAGGCCGAACGCTGCGGCGAATGCTGTGGTCTGTACGTTACGGATTTTCATTCATTCCCCTCCAGGATCTTGATGGGACACAACGAGGCCTCACACTACAGGATGTTGGTGCAGGGTCAAGTAGCGTGGCGTGTCCTAGATGCACTGAGCCCCCCGGCGCGTCAGCGGGAGGGCTGGAATCCGGGGGGCCCAGTGTTTCCTGGGGAGGAAATCTATGGAAGTTTAACCCCAGTCCGAGGATCGGCCGTCGACACCCTGGGGTGCCGTCCCTCGGTCATCGCCCCTGGGGTACCCGGGCGACTCCCTGCTAGCAGGGGAGCTGGTGGTGTGGGGTGGATGCGCGCCCCGGGAGTTGGCGCTCCCGGGGCGCTGCCGACGACTGTTGCAGCAGCGTCGGCCTTGCACCCATCCCCATCTGGCACGAAAGGAACCCCTTGGTGCGAAAACAACTGTAGAGGGTGGCGGAGCGAAATGCAACCCCGGACAAAACCGGACAACCGATCTTGTTGGGACTACTTGACATAAAGTACGCTCTGCACTAGCTCGCACGATGGCTGAGGGCCTGTCGAGGAAGTTGTGACCATTTCCGACTTGCCCGAAAGGCCATCAAGTCATGGACTTCACCCAGGATCTCAGCAACTTCACCGTTGCTGGCATCACTGAGCTGCGCAACGCCGCCGTCCGGCACCTCGCAAGCCTGCGGGCCTCCGTCGAGAACCCGGAGACTGTCTCCGACGACCTCCTCGCCGAGATGGAGGAGGCCAAGGAGTTCATCGTCCGGGCCGACGAGGAGATCGCCCAGCGGACCGAGAAGGTCAACAAGCTCGCCGCGTTCGAGGGCATCGAGGAGCTTTCGGTCGAGACCGCCGCCACCGAGTCGACCACCACCACCGAGGTTGTGGAGGGTGAGGTGGTTGAGGGCACCGACAAGGCTGCCGTCGTCGCCTCCACCGTCGAGCCGGGCACCCAGGTCGTCTCCGCCGAGGTCTCCAAGGGCGGTGAGGGAATGCGGCGCTCCGTCCAGGTCGCCGACGTTGCCGGCAGCACCGACCCGAACGAGTTCCCGGAGGAGAAGACCTTCACCATCCGGGCGGCTGCGGACCTGCCGACCTTCACCTCCGGCCAGGAGCTGGAGTGGGATGAGCTGGGCAAGGCCTTCGAGGCGCGTGCCCGCACCTACGGCAGCGGCCCCCGCCAGGTCGGCGGGCGCGGCGGCCGGCTCCAGCACGGCTTCGCCCTCATCGAGCGGCAGTTCCCCGAGGAGCAGCAGCTCCTTGACAACGACGGCGAGATGAGCCTCTACACGAAGCTCACCGACCTCCAGAAGAAGGCGGCCAACGAGGTCACCCAGCACAACGCCCTCGTCGCGGCGGCCGGCTGGTGTGCCCCGTCCGAGACGGTGTACTCCACCGTCAACCCGGTCACCACCGAGGGCCTGTTCAACCTCCCCGAGGTTGTGGCCCGCCGGGGCGGCATCCGGCACAACCAGGGCATCGACTGGTCGAAGTTCTTCGGCGGCACCTACCCGGCGCTGGACACCAACGTCCCGGGTATGACCCTGCTGACCGAGGCGCAGGTCATCGCCGACACCGCCAAGACGTGCCTGGAGATCGACTGCCCGCCGTTCATCGATGAGCGGCTGAACGTCGCGGCGCTGTGCCTCACCGGCTCGCTGCTCCAGAACCGGGGCTACCCGGAGTACGTCGCCGAGTTCACCCGGGGCTCCCTGGCCGCGTTCCAGCACCTCGTGAACCGGGAGATCATCGACATCGTTGAGGACGGCTCCACCGCCGTCGCTCTCACCCTGACCGAGGCGACCACTGCCCCGGCCCTGTCCACCCTGATGACGGCGGTCGAGTTCGCGGCCACCGACATCCGGTACCGGCTGCGCTCCGGCAACGCCCCGATCGAGGTCACCCTGCCGGACTGGGTTCGGCTGGTCCTGCGCGCCGACTACATGCGGCGCAACGCGGCGGCCAACGATGACCTGGCCGACGCGGCGATCAACGAGATGTTCGCCCGGCGCAACGTGCGGGTCCAGTACGTCATGGACTGGCAGGACGCCTTCTCCGGCGTCGCGGGCGGCTTCGGTGCCCTCACCGCGCCGACGGACATCCCGAACACCACGGTCAAGTTCCTCGCCTACCCGGCGGGCACCTGGCTCCTGGCCCGCCAGGACGTGATCCGGCTCGACACCGTGTACGACTCGGTGAACCTCCAGCAGAACCAGGTCACCCAGTTGTTCATGGAGGACGGCTACCTGCCGATGCGGATGGGCCCGCTGTCGCGGGTCTACTCGACCCCGATCTGCGCGAACGGTGTCACCGCCTCGACCGCCGTCATCCAGGACTGCGCGGTCACCCCGTAACCCCTTCCTGATCAGGGCCCGGTTCTTCGGAGCCGGGCCCTGGTCCAGGACCACTAGTCCAAGGAAGGAGGAGACATGGCGGTCCTCGCTAACACCCGGCTGTACGTGCCACGCCCGGGGGCGCTGGTCAACCGGTACGGCCTGTTCGACGTGGCTAACGGCCCGCTCGATCTGGTTCCTCACGCCCGCTCCGGTGGCCTGGAGTACCAGAGCGCGGTGTGCGCGCTGCCGACCGGCTACGAGATTGAGTGCCCGGCCCCGGCGGAGGCGAAGTCGTTCACGTCCGGCGGGGCGTCGCTGATCACGGCGGACCCGTTCGTGGTCCGCTCCGATCTGGAGTGTGCCCCGGTCGGCCTGGACGACGCGCAGCTTCGCCAATGGCTGCTGGAACGGTTGCGGGCCGGCGAGCAGGCCACGGTGGAGCGGATCTTCTCGGAGGGCACCTTCGGGGCCAACCCGAGCCTCCAGGGGGCCACCGACCTGGGCACGGCGGTGTCCGTGGCGCAGGCCATCGGTGACCTGGAGGCGTGGCTGTACGCCCGGTACGGGCTGCCGGGGGTCCTGCACGTCCCGGCGACCGCTGCCGCGCACTTCGTCAACGGTGGCGGCCTGGTCCGGGATGGCCGGCTGTGGAAGACCGCCATGGGTACGGCGATCAGCTTCGGCAACTACGCCAACACCAGCCCGGCCGGTGTGGCGGCAGCGGCTGGTCACGCCTGGGTCTACATCACCGGCCAGGTGACGGTGTGGCGGGCCCCCGACTCGGACGTGTTCACCACGCCCCTGCCGGCGGCCCTGGATCGCACCACCAATCAGGTCTACGGCCAGGCGGAGCGGGAGTACGCGGTGTCGTACGAGTGCTTCGCGGCGGCCATCGACGCAACCCTGTTCACCCTGTAAGGAGGCGAGACATGGACGAGGGCTACGCGCTGGTCGTGCCGAAGCCCGGCAAGGAGAAGGAAACCATCCGCCTCCTGCTGGATCTGGCCGAGAAGGCGCGGCACGTCAAGACGAACACCGACGGTAGCGGCATCGCGTTCGTCGTGCCGGAATACCTGCACAAGAAGTACATCCAGTCCGGCGAAACGGAGATCACCGGCCAGCGCCGTCGGGGCCGTCCGCCGGGTTCGGGTCGCAAGCCCGCACCGGTTCCGTTCGGTGAGGCCGCTTCCGAGAGCGAGGACTGATCATGACCTCCACCTGCTACTCCCTGCTGCGGGTGCCGGCGGTCCGGGTGACCCGGCTCGACGCCTGCGGCAACGTCGTTCCCGGTAACAACTCCGTGGCCTCCAACGGCATCATCACCATCGAGCAGACGGTCGAGCAGGAGGACCGGCAGGACTTCTTCACCCTGAACGCCGACGGTCAGCCGTGCGTTCGGGACACGTCCCCGCCGATCCTCAAGTGGATCAACGTGACGATCACGTTCTGCAACGTGGATCCGGAGCTATACAACATCATGACCGCCGAGCCGCTGGTCCTCGATGACGCGGACACTCCCCGCGCCGTCGGTTTCCGGACCCGCGAGGGATCGGTCAACAACTCCAACTTCGCCTTCGAGTCGTGGCAGCGGGTCAGCGGCGACGACGCCTGCGACGGCGGCGTGAACTACGGGTACTTCCTGCTCCCGTGGGTGAAGGAGGGCGTCGTCGGTGACGTGACCCAGGAGAACGCCCTGGCGAACTTCACCGTCACCGGCCGCACCTCGTTCGGCAGCCCGTGGGGTGTCGGCCCGTACAACATCCGCCTCATCGAGTCGGGTGCCAACGCGGGCCAGCCGGCCCCGCTGCTGACCCCGATCACGTCGAAGGACCACCGGCACATGCAGCTCACCACTCTCGCGCCACCGGAGCCGACCTGCGGTGCCACGTCGGTGAGCGGCGAGCTGGAAGTGACCAGCACCGGCTCCCTCGGGGCTTCCCTCACCCTCCCGGCGGGCCTGGCCCTGCCGGCGATGGTGAACTGGGGTGATTCGGAGGTGTCCGCCGTTCCGGTGGGCACGGTGGGCCCGCTGGTTCACACCTACGACAGTGCGGGCACGTACACGGTGACGGCGTTCTCCACCACCGTGTCGGGTCCGATCTGGACCGGCGAGGTCACCGTCGCCTGATAGGCCGCCGGGCCGGCGGTGTCCCCGTTCCCGCTGCCGGCCCGGCCCGACCGTTGGGGGCCCTGATGGCGTACCCGGACTCTTTGACCACCATCACGCTGACCGGCCGGTTTGTTGACGGTGACACCGGCCTGCCGGCCGAGGGCACCATCACGTTCGTCAGTAGCTACCTGTTGCAGGGGCCCACCGACGACGCATTCGTTACCCCCGTGAATAAGACGATGCGGCTGATTGACGGCGCATTCAGCGTGGTGCTGCCGGCCACGGATGACCCGGATTGGACGCCGCAGGGCTTCACCTACCGGGTGGTGCTCAACACCGACTGCGAGTCCCAGTCGTGGATCATCAGTCTGCCGGTGTCGCTGGCCCCGACGGTGGACCTGGCGGACATCGCGCCCGTCTCGACCGCACCGCCGGTAACCATGTACGTGCTCGCGTCCCGGGTGGGCACCGTGGGTGGCCCGGCGGGTCCGCTGGACGCCAACGGGAAGATCCCGATCTCCCAGATCCCTGGCGGCGGCGGTGAGGGCGGTGCCGTCGATTCGGTCAACGGGCAGACCGGCATCGTCATCCTCGACGCCCAGGACGTGGGCGCGGAACCCACCATCGCCGCCGGCACCACCGCCCAGTACTGGCGCGGCGACAAGACGTTCCAGACGCTGAACAAGGCGGCGGTGGGACTGAGCAACGTCGACAACACCTCCGACGCCAACAAGCCGATCTCCACCGCGACGCAGGCGGCCCTCAACACCAAGGCCCCGATCAACAACCCCACCTTCACCGGCACTGTTTCCGGCATCACCAAGGCCATGGTCGGTCTGGGGAACGTCGATAACACCTCCGACGCCAACAAGCCGGTGTCCACGGCCACCCAAACGGCTCTCAACGGCAAGGCCCCCGTCGGGAAGCTGCACAACGGCACCGCCTACGTGGACAGCGCCAACGTCGTCCTGTACGTCGGCCCGGTCGACCCGGGCGCGGTCCCCGACGGGGCCGTCTGGATCGACACGAGCGCCTGATGGCTACCGTCAAGGCCCGTGTCGGCGGTGCGTGGGTGGAGGTTCCGATCAATGGGGCTGTCCGCTTCGGCGGCGTCTACCTGCCATTCGGCTCCACGCCCCCACCGACCGGCCAATCCCTGTTCACCGATGCGGACCTGGCCGGGGCGAACACCGACTTCCTGGACTCTGGTGGCGGCCCGCTGACCCTGGGAACGGTGCTGCGTCCGAGCGTGCCAGGCCAGGTGACGAAGGGTCGGTGGCGGTTCCCGGACACCGACACCGGGTCGTCGGTGAAGTTCGTGCTGTACGACTACGCCACCGAGGCGCGGCTGGCCGAGGCCACCTTCGTCGCCCCGACGTGGGGGGCGTGGAACGAGGTGGACCTGCCGGTGCCGGCGAGCCTGGTGGCGACCCAGGATGTCGTGGCGTGCGTGTACCAGTCAACGGCGAACCCGCGCTACATCACCGACCCGGGCTTCTTCACCGCCGGCAAGGTCAGCGGGGTGCTGTCAGCTCCAGCGTCGTCGGAGATCCCCAACGGCCGGTTCACGATGTCCGACACGTTCCCGACGGGATCTTTCGGATCGACCTGCTACTTCCCTGACATAGTGTTCATTCCGGACTGATCGTAAGGAGGCGACGGTGGACGGACCCTGCGCGTGGGTGCTCGCGCCTACCTGTGAGGTGTGGGCGGAGCTGAGCCCCGAGGATCAGTCCCGGGCCACGAACTACGCGACGACGGTGCTGTGGGCGGCCACCGGCCGCCGGTACGGCCTGTGTGAGCTGACTGTGCGCCCCTGCGGCCGGCGCACCGACCACTCGTCGCTGTGGGGCTACGTGTGGGACACGGCCGCCGCCGGCTGGTACCCGTACCTGGACGCCACCGGCACCTGGCGTAACTGCTCCTGCGGTCTGGGCGGGTGCGCCTGCGGGCCCCGCTGCGAGGTGTGGCTGCCCGGGCCGGTGCACGAGGTCAAGGAGGTCATTCAGGATGGCCTCGTCGTGGACCCCAGCGCGTACCGGGTGGACGACGGACGCTGGCTGGTCCGCATCGACGGTGGGTGCTGGCCGGAGCACGCGGACCTGTCCACCGACACTGACCGGTTCCAGGTCACCTACGTGCGGGGCACCAAGCCCCCAGCCGTGTTGATCAACGCTGCTGAGGTGCTGGCCTGCGAGTTCGCCAAGTCGATCCGCAACCAGGAGTGCCGGCTTCCCGCCCGGATGTCGTCACTGACCCGGCAGGGGGTGACGATGACGGCGCTGGACACCGACTCGCTGACCCGGCGCAACTTCACCGGCATCCCCGAAGTGGATCAGGTGATCTTCGCCCTCAACCCGTACGGGCTGTTCGCCCGCCCCCGGGTGATGACCCCGGACATGCCGCCCCCACGAATCCGGAGGTAATGGATGCCGCCACTGCGAACGCCGGACCTGGATCTGGCGAACACTTTGCTGTCGTGCCTGAACGGGGCGCTGGAGGACCACCCGAACAAGCCGGTCCGTTCGTGCCTGCGCGTCGGTGAGGAGGTCGCCCAGGGCCTGTCACTGACCGAGGATGAATGCTGCGATGGCCTGGCCTACGTCAAGGTCAACCAGGTGTTTCCGTCCTCGAACTTCCCCAACCCCGACGAGGTGGCGCTGAACTGCCCGCCGACCGAATGGGCGGTGGACCTGGAGGTGGGCATCTTCCGCTGCGCCCCGACTGGGGATATGGGCCAGTTGCCCACCTGTGAGCAGTGGGACGGCGCGGCCACAACTGTGGCTCTGGACGCGGCGGCCATGAGGCGGGCGGTGGCCTGCTTTCGCCGCGAGCTGGAGCCGGGTGCTTACGCAATGGTTCGTCAGTGGCTACCGATCGGCCCCCAGGGGGCCTGTACCGGTGGCACGATGGTTGTCACTGTCTCTTTCTCCTGCTAGGCACAGGGTATGAGCGATAACGAACCGATCCAGGCGCAGGCAACACGGTCGTTCGGCGACTACGTTCAGGGCGCGTGGTACGCCATCGACCCAAACGACGGGCAGCTTATGGCCCTGCTGGGTGCCGGCTACTTCGACACGAAGGGCAATGACAACCTGACTCGGGAGCGGTTCACGTACCGCGCCGGGGAGGTTGTGACTGCCGCGAATGCGGGTATTCGTGGGACTATGGCTACCCAGGAGACTGTGAACCCCGAGGACGGCTACCAGCCGTCGAACGATGTCGAGGTCCCGGCGAAGGCGACCGGGGCGCAGCGGGCAACGACCGCTGACGAGAACGAGGCGACCGATGGCACGGTGGGAACCGAACCGCAGCGCGATTCAGCGCGCGGCCAGCGTTCCCGCACGACGGCTCGTAAGTCAAGCGACACGCGAGACAGCTAACATCGCCAAGGCCCGTGCCCCCCGCAAGACGGGCCGACTTGCCAATTCCATCGGCACTTCCATTCGCATGGCCCCGGATCGTGTTCGGGGCCAATGCGGTACTCGGGTCCGGTACGGGAAGATCATCCACGACGGGGCGCGGGCTCACCGGATCACGCCACGCCGCCCTGACGGCACGTTGCGGTTCTTTTGGGAACGCACCGGCCGGGTCGAATACTTCAAGGCAGTCAACCATCCCGGCGTCGGGGCGACCCCGTTCCTGACCTCCGCAATGGTCGACGCCTGCCGGCCGTTGGGATTCATCACCGTGCTGGAAGTCGATCCTTCCCGTGTGGAGGATTTTCTGTAGGCTAGCCTCATGACATCCGAGGCCACCGCAGCCGTTTCTACGACCCCCGAGGACACGAAGCCTGCCCCGTGGGCGACGCATGAAATCGCAGGTCGCACCATCACGTTCGTCGCGCCGACGCCGGAACAGCTCATGGTGCTGCGGCGGCTGTCCCGCCAGCTTGACGACGAGACGAACGTCAAGGGCCAACTGATCACCCTGGCGAAGGTGCTCGACGCGGTGTCCGCCTGTATCGCCACCGACGACGACCGGGACTTCGTGGACCAGTTGGTGTTGGACCGCAAGGCCGGCGTGGATGAGCTGGCCCCGCTGATCGTCAAGGCACTGCGCGGCCCCAACGCGGACAAGGCTACGGCCCCGAAGAACGGCCCCGCCCGGCGTGTCCGGCGTCGTTGATCCCCTCGCCTCCATCCGGGCCTGGACTCTTGAGGTAGAGATCGCGGGTCGGGAGTACACGATCGCGCCCCGACTGGCCGGGGAGTGGTTGGCGATCCTGCTGGACGAGGTGTTCGACGCCTCGCTGGTGTTGCCGGGGATGCTGTCGGACGAGGATGCCGAGGAGCTGGAAGAGGCGTTGCTGGACCGGCGGGTGTCCAGCTCCGAGGTGACCGACGCGGCCCTGGATGTGGTGGCGATGGCGGCGGGGCGTCCCTGGTGGTGGACGCTGCGGCTGTCCTCGGTTCTCTCGGCCCACTGGCTGACGGTGTACGGCCACCTCACCTCGCAGGGTCTGGACATCAACCGAATGACCCTGGGGTCGTTCCTGGATGCCGCCTACTACGTGTGCCTGACGATGTTCTTTACGAAGCCGGAACAGCGCCTCCAATTCAACCGGGACTTGGAGACGCCGCCGGTGGGTCAAAAGGTGGAATTGAACGAGGAGCAGGAGGCGGCGAACTTCCTGGCCCTGATGAATAGCAACCGTTAGTCAATTCGGACATCGTTTCCGCAATTGTTGCTTTGTGGCTAAACGGCCCCCCGGCTAATACGATGTAGGCCATGGCGCTGGGTAGGGCTTTCATTGAGGTACACGCCGACCTGCGCCCATTCAAGAAGGACTTGGGTCGCGGTGTCGCGGCCCTGCTCAAGGAGACCCAGCGGGCCGTCGATAAGGCGGTCAAGGATGGTCTGACCCAGGCCGAGGAGAGCGTCGGCGGTAAGCGCGGGCGGAAGATCAAGATCACCCCCGAGCTGGACACCACGAACGTCGACCGGGACAGCGATCGAGTCGCCAAGGGGCTTCGCGGGGCCGTCCAAAAGGGCCTCCGGGGTGGCTGGGAATCCTTCATGGAGGCCCTGAACTCCCCGGGCAAGACCTTCGATCTGGTCACCATCGGCCTGATCGCCGCTGCCGCTGCCGCCGCCCCCGTCATCGGGGCCATGCTCTCCGGTGCCATCGTCGCCGCAATCGGTGCCGCCGGCATCGGTACCGCCGTCGCCCTCACCTTCCGGGACCCTCGGATCAAGGAGGCCGGCAAGGATCTGGTGAACTTCATCTTCGATGGGTTCACCGAGGCCGCCGACGTGTTCCTGGTGCCGGTCTACGAGGCGATCGGGCAGCTCAAGGACATCTTCGCCGACATCTTCGATGACTTCCAGCGAGGCTTTGCCCACCTGGCCCCATACCTGGACGATCTGGTGGGCGGGTTCGGTGGCTTCCTGCGGGAGCTGTCCTCGGGCCTGGAGAGCGCGTTCCGTAACGCTGGGCCGTTCATCCAGATCGTCGCCCAGTATCTACCGGAGGTCGGCTACGCCCTGGCCTACATGATGGAGGTGCTGTCGGAGTCGGCGGGTGCCCGTGCCGGCCTGACCGCGTTCTTCATCGCCCTGATCGAGATCATCTACTTGGTCACGGACGCCTTGAAGATCCTCTCCGAGTCGTTCCTTGGCTTCCTGATCATCCTCAACTCGCTGCCAGACTTCCTGCTGCCCGACCAGCTCAAGCAGGATCTGGACGACATGATCAGCTCGGTCGGCAGGGTGCCCGAGGTCGCCTCACCGGCCATCGAGCGGATCAACACCCTGGGCAACTCCGCCTTCAACGCCAGCGGCAAGGCCCGGGAACTGACCGCCTCCCTGAACGAGTTCTTCGGTGCCCAGCTCGGCTGGGTCGACGCGAACATCCGCTTCGAGGAGTCCATCGACGCCATCACCGAGTCCTTTAGGCGCAACGGCGACACCCTGAACATCAACACCGCCAAGGGCCGGGAGAACGTCCGTGCCGTCAACGACGGCATCAAGGCGGCCATCGCCGCCCGGGACGCGAAGATCAAGGAGACGGGCTCCGTCGCCGCCGGTAACGCCGTCTACGCCACCCACATCGCCCGGCTGCGTAGCGTCCTCAAGAACGCTGGCCTCACCAAGACGGAGATCGAAAAGCTCATCGGGGCCTACGACGAGGTACCCGAGGAAGTCAACACCGACGTGAACGCGCCAGGCCTGTCCGACGCGCTACGCAAGGCCCGGGAGCTTCGGGCGGAACTGGCCCGGCTGGAGCGGATGGCGAAGGCCCCCGGCGGCAAGGGAGGCGACTACACGGGCGTCGGCGGCTACGCCGACGGTGGCGTGGTCACCCGACAGCAGCTCGCCTGGGTCGGTGAGGGCAACAAGCCGGAGGCGATCGTTCCGCTGACCAACCCCACCCGGGCCGCCGAGGTCATGGCCGAGGCCGGTCTGCTCGGCATGGGCGGCGGCACTATCGTCGTCCAGTTGGTCCTCGACGGGGAGGTCATCGATGAGCGCATCGTTCGCTACGACGAGGCGAACGCCCGTCGTATCCAGCACCAACCGAGAGCGGTGATCTAGTGGCTCTGCTGGTCGCCACGCCCATTGATGAGCTGGGCATCGTCAGGGTGATCGTGGACTGGTCGCCGTATGAGCATGAGCTGGTCAACCTGTACCGGGTGCTGCCGGACGGCAGCTACCAGGAGGTCATCGGCTCCCCGGTACGCCTGTCCGGCGGCAAGGCGATCATCTACGACACCACCGCGCCGTTCGACGTGGACCTGCTCTACCGGGCCGAGATGCGCGGCTACGACATCATCAAGGACGACTTCCAGCGCACCGTCGGCGACGGGTGGGGCACCCCCACCTACTCCATCACCCCCGGCACCTACACGGTTTCCGGCGGCGACGCGCCCGACTGGTGGGTGGACGCCGGCATGGCCCGGATGCGGATGGACACGACCGTGACGCGACGCGCGGTCGGGCCTGGTGTCTACAAGGACGTGCAGGTGGAGGCCACCATCCAGTTGGATCAGGTGCCGACGGGCAACTTCATCCAGGTAGGCGTGTCCCCCCGCTACGTTGACGACGCCAACACCTACAACATGGGGGCGAGTCTCCAGCCGGACGGCACCATCACCGCGTTCATCATCGCCACCGTCGGCGGTATCACCAACACCCTGGCCGCGAAGGTGCTGACCGGGCTCACCTACGGGGGTGCAAACACTCCACTGCGGATTGTGGGGCAGAGCATCGGTGACACCCATTGGATGCGGGTGCTGACCTCCAGCGACCCGGACCGGCTGGGTAGGGCGTGGGATCTCCAGGCCACCGAGGGGTCCATCGCCACCGGCTCACCGTCGGTCTACGCCATGCGCGGGCCGGGCAACACCAACGTCAGCCCCATCGCCGTGGTGAGCGACTTCTACACGTTCAGCTTCAATTGGAACACCCTCGAAGCGGCCCGCACGGTCCGTCTCCTTGGTGACCCGCACGGCTGGATTCGTGACCCGATGATCCCGGGCCGGTCCATCCGCCTGGACAACTGCGCAGAACACGACTTCTCGTGCCTCAACAATGAGCGGTTCGCGTTCTTCCAGTCCCTGTCCGGTGAGCAGTACACGAGTCGTTCCGGCGTGTTCCCCGTCATCGACGCGGCACGTCCGAACACGGTTGCCCAGTTGCGGGAGGATTTCAGTACCGAGCTGCGGTTCGCCACGACCACCCTGGACGACATCCGGGCGGTACGAACGCTGTTCTCCTCTGGCCGGAATCTGCTGCTGTCCCTGCCGGTGAAGTACGGGTGGGGCCTGGACAACCACGGCACGGACATCTTCGCCGCCGGGGACATCACCGCGACGCGGCTGAACACCCGGGACATGGGCAAGCCGTACCGGCAGTGGAGCGTCCCCCTGGCGGTGGCGGAGCTGGACGACGCCGGCAGCGAGGGATGGGTGGCGGGGAACAACATTCCGCTGCCCGGGGCCACTTATCGGGACATGGCGAGCACTCACCTCACCTACGGGGAGCTGAGCACGGTCGCCACGAGCCCCGAGGTGCAGGACCTTTTCAACGGGCGCACCGTCTCCAACGGCTTCGGTGTGGCCGCGCCGACGGGTGGCCCGTGGACGGTGGCGTTGCCGCCGTCCAGTAACTACTCGGTGTCCGGCGACGAAGCGCACATCACTGTCACGCAGCCGGACACCCCGAGCCTGATCATCATCAACAACGTGCAGGCCACCAACGCGGGCTCCACGTCGATGCGGATTCCGACGCCGACCGGGGCCGGCATTCTCGCGGGCATGGCCTGCCGATACATCGACAACGACAACTACGCTTTGGCGGTTCTGCGGATCGAGCCCGACAACACGGGCATCGTCCAACTGTTCAGCCGCATCAACGGGGCCTTCAAGATCCTGGCGCACGTGCCCACCGGCATCACCCAGGCCCCCGGCGACCGCTGGAGCCTGGAGTACATGATCAACGGCTCCACCCTCGTCGCCCGGGCGTGGATCACCGGCACCGACCGGCCCGAGAACTGGACGGCCAGCACGAACAAGGTGCTGAACCCGGCGGTGAGCGGACCGGTTGGCCTGTTCGTCAACGCCCTGCCCGGGAACACCGGCACCCCGCTCACGGTCGACATCGACTTCATCAACATCGACTACAGCGCCCGCACCTACCTGGACTGGTCGCAGGGGGTGTTTACCTGATGGCGTGGCCGTTTGACGAGAGACTACTCAAGATCCTCACCGGCACCCACCGGATGCAGGCCAGGGTGGATGTGTTCACCCAAACCGAGGTGCGTGCCCGTAACGTGCGACTGCTCGGAGGCTCCATCACTGCCAACCTCATGTCGGACGTGTGCCGCACCGGCAGCCTGGTGGTGCCCAAGGATCTCATCGACCAGGGGCTGTTTGACCCGAACGCTGACCGGGTGCGTGTGCAGACCGGGACGGCCCGCTACCCGATCACGATCTTCACTGGGCGCGTCCAGCAGCACACCACCCCCGTGGGGGATCGGGTCACCGTCAACGTCGCTGACTTCGGCGACGATGTGGTGGAGGGCCGCTTCGAGCAGCCGTGGGCACCCCGTTACGGCAACTCCATGATCGCGGAGATGCGGCGAATCCTGCGGGGCGTCGATGTGGACTTCGGGCTGAACGTGGAGCCCGGCATCCGTGACCGGCGGATACCGCAAGGGCTCGCCTGGAACGACAACCGGGCCCAGGCGCTCGATGAGCTGGCCTCCGCCATGAGCGCGATCTGGCAGCCCGGGCGGACCGGAGAGTTCCGGCTGTTCCCGAACCCCTTCAACCTGCCGGACTCGCCGACGCCGGTACTGACCCTCAGCGACGGCCCCAACGGGAACCTGCTGGACTACGTGCGCACCGTCTCCCGGGAAAGCGTCTACAACTCCATCACCCTGGAGGTGCAGCGCACCGGAGGCGGCGACCCGCTGCGGGTCACCGTCCGCGACACCAACCCATCGTCGCCAACCCGATGGGGCGGCCCGTTCGGCAAGCGCAACCGCCGAATCTCCGTGCAGACCCCGCTCGACCGGGTGACCGCATTCCGGGTCGCCTCGCGCATCCTGCGCCAATCCCTGGCCCTGGCGCGGTCGTGGCAGTTCTCCACCCCCCACTTCCCGCTGCTCGACCCGGGGGACGTGGTGGTGGTGGACTCCATCCTCGACGGGCTCAACGCCCACGTCATCCAGTCGATCACCTACCCACTGATGGCCCTGGACCGTACGACGTTCACCAGCCAGGAGCTGCGGCAGTTCAACGAGGATGCCGAGGACCCGAACACGTTCTTCTATGGGGGAGTGGAATGAACGCCACATACGGACTGCCGGCGGCAATGGCATTCCAGGCCCAGCCGGCAGCGCAATTCCAGACCGGCATCGTCGTCGCCGTATCCCCGAACGGCCTGTACGTGGCCCCGGGAGGCTTGGAGGCCCCCCCGGTGCTCTGCGGGTACACCCGCAACGTTTACCGGCCGATCCTGGGGGATGTGGTTGCCCTGCTGCGGCAGGGCACGTCGTGGTTCGCGCTGGGCAGCATCAGCGGCCCCGACGAGATCGTCAACGCCATCGGCAACTACTCCTTCGAGGAGGGTGCCGACAATCTGCCGCCCCCGGGCTGGACCCTGGCGAGCGCTTCCGGGTCGCCCACGTTCACGACCCTGCGCCTGGCGTCGGCGAACTTCCTCGACGGAAGCAAGATCGGCTCCCTGAACGCCATGTCCGCCACGAGTATCAACGCATCGGTCTACTCGGACGCCGTTCCGGTGGAGGCTCAGCAGCGGTGGGGCATCGGTGGCTACTACCGGACGAACCTGCTGTTCGGGGCGAACGCTGGAACCATCCGGATGTGGGCGTCGTGGTACTCCGATTCAACTTTCGGATCGCTGATCACGGAGGAAAGCATCACCCAATACCTGCTCGTCCGTGGGCATGTGTGGCAGGTAATGGCAGAGTATGGTGCCACCGGTAATGGTTGCGTTGCCCCGGAGAACGCCAAGTTCCTTCGGGTGCGCATTCAAGCGCAATGGACTTCTACCGCCCAGGACGCCGTGTACCTTGACCGCATTACCGCCCGGAGGATCGCATGAACCCGACCACCAACCAGGGACTTTTGCTGCCGGACGCCGACGAACTGAACAACGTTCCGGCGCACATGGCTCAGTACAACGACGGCGTGGAGAACCGCCTCGTGCAGCGCTACCTCTCGTCCATCGACCGGGAGGTGCGTAACCCGAATCCGAAGAAGGGCGAGATTTCGTACCGCCAGGATGTGGACCTGCACGAACGTTACGACGGGACGGCGTGGCGGAATCTGCGTGGCGGCGTGGACCACTTCTACCTTCCCGGGGAGCTGGGCACCACGCTGGTGACGTTCTCGAACCAGAACACGTTCACCCAGATCGTCAACTTCCAGGTGCCTTTCGCGCAGCCCCCGGTGGTGTTGACGAACATTTCGTCCACCGCCGGCTCGACCAGCGCCTGGATCTCTCGGGCCTACCTGGTCGGCACGTCCAGCTTCACCCTGTTCGTTCAGTCGGCGACGCTGGCGAACTCGTCCTGGACGAACATCGTGGTCGACTGGGTGGCGATCGGTCGGCAGTGAGGCGTTTGGGGTACCTGTGGGCAAACTCGTCTGGAGGTACCCCATGCCACCATCCATCATCATCGTCGGCCGCCACCGTCCCCACGAGATATCAACCCTGGTTTTCTGCCTCCTCGCCGGCCTCGTGTTCGCCGCCGGGGTTGCCGACTCGGGGGCCCTGGACAGGATGGGCGGATGGGCTCCGGTGTGGGCCGTGGCGCTGGCTGTCTCGGCGGCGGTGGCGCTCCTGGGCGCGTTTTGGCGTGGGGCTCAACTGGTGGGGCTACCGCTGGAGCAGTCGGGGTTGCTGTTCAATGCGGCGGCCATTTTCATGTACGCCGCGTCCGTGTACTCGTACGCCGGGAACCGCTCTCTCTTCACTGTCGGAATCTGCCTGACCTGGATATGGGGGCACATGGCTCGCGTGATCCAAATCAGGAATGATCTACGCAGCCTGAGAGGAGCCCGGAGTGCTGGAGCAACTTCCTGACTCGCCTGCCGCGATCGTGGTGGCCCTGATCCTGGCGCTGTTTTCCGGGGGTGGCGTCGGGGCGCTGATCGAAGCGTTCCGCAATAGAGGGAAAACGAAGGCGGAGGTTACTCAGACAGTCTCTGAGGCCGCTGCTGGCGTAGTCGAAATGCTCCAGAAAACAGCCAATGAGGCACAGGCTGACGCCAATGAGGCACGGAACGCGGCCCGGCTGGCGCGGGAGGAGGCGGAGGAGGCTCGGCGGCAGATGCGCGCTATGCGCATGGATGCTGAAACTTTGGCCTATCGCTTTCGCTTCTTGATCAATGCGATACTCGATGACAACGTGACCAGGGACCATTTGAAGGAATTGGCCCGGACACCGTGGAACCTGGATGGGGGAGCGGAATAGTGGACAGGATCGCCAAGGCCGTCATCGCCACCCTTGCCGCCGCGTACGGCATCTTCGAGTTCGCCACCACCATGGACTCCTCCGGTGGCGAGACGGTCACCGGTAACGAGTGGGTGCGGATCGCGGTGACCGGCATCCTCGCCGGCCTCGCGGTGTGGGCGACGCCGAACAGCGACAAGCCGAAGCTGGGCCCTGAGAAGTGATACGCCGCATCTACCTGTGGGAGGTAGCCGTACCCCCCGACAGGGAGCTGAACGAGGCTCTGGGGGCCGCTCAGCGGGCGGCACAGCGGGTGGAGCGGTTCAATCCCAACGTGGAGGC